GAACTGCCCTCGGATGTAAGCCTGGATTAGCTGCGGCGGGTAGCTCTGCAACAGCGACTCGATATAGTCGTCAGGCAGATTCTTTGCGTTGTCATAGGTGCTCGCTTGCACCATTCCATACAGCGCCGCACGCTCCGGCTTTTCCCGGACTGCCTTTACCCACTGCTGATAGACAAACCCGAACCCTTCGGGTGTCGTCGCTACGTCAATGCCATTTTTCAGGCCGTCGACGTTGTATCTCATGCGGGCCATGATCTTGCGCCAAGCCGTTGCGGCTCGCTGCGCTTTCATCACGTCCAGCTCGTCAATCAGCGCTTTGCCGATCTTGAAGCCAACAATATCGCCCGGCTTTTCCATCGATCTGCACAGAATCGTGCTTCGATAGCGCCCGCCGCTGTATAGGTGAACTTCCTTGTTCGTTTCGTGAATCTCTGTCGTCAAGCCCCAATCGCTTGCGACCTCTTCAATCGTCGGGAAGAAAATGTCACGAATCTGCCCGTATGTCGGTGCAAAGTAGCCGCTATTGACGCTCGGCCATTCCCATACGTGCTGACACAGTGCGGCAGAGCCGACCCATGTTTTCCCGCTACCAAACCCCGCGACGAATGCCCGGAACTTGTGATCTAGCGCGAGAAACCTAGCCTGTGGCCTATTGAGCTTGGGGCTCGGGTCTGCTTGCATCTTCGACGCGGACGAACACTCGAACAGGCTGCACCGGCTCTTGCTGGTTAGCTTGCTTCACCATGTCTTTATTGGCGGACAGCAGATTCATTCCGATGACGCTTGACTCGTTCGCCAGCTTGGTCAGCACTGCTACGCCCTTAAGCGCCTCTAGGCTTTCCTCGTCTAGCGGTGCAGCGTCGTCAATCTCTTGCACCTTGGCGTGAGCGATGCCTGACAACCTGTGCGATGTTGCTGCGCCGAACCTTGCTGCGCCGGCCAAGTGCGAACTAATCGCCCTCAGCTCGTCAGCAAGGCTTAAAGCCTCCAATTGTTCGGTAACCGGAAGCGCGCGCAAACTTGACTCCGCTGCAACTAGTTGATTTGCAACAGATTTAATGTTTCCGACAGTTCGGGAACCCCGTTCGGAAATGGTGGCGCGAGATACCTTGTACTCTTTGGCAAGGTCTGACGGCTTTTCGCCTGCCAGCAATCGCTTGCGAATCTCTTGCCACTGCTTATCAGTGAGCTTTGATGGTCTTGCCATGCTCACGTCTTCCAGTGTTAGGGGCCGATCAGTCTACGCTTACGCGCTCGGCCTGCTGTTCGCACCTTCCGCTCTTACGGTGGCGCAGTCGTTTGGAGTCCCACGGCACATTCGATGCGCCCGCCGTGGCCCGTGAGCGTTCCGGGGAATGTCGGCGCGGTGTTACGGAGCCGGGGGGGCGTCCGGGTTCAGGTCGTCGGCCACTTGCAGCGCAGTCGACAGGCGAGCCATCGCAGCGTCAATGGCCGGCGTGGTGTTGCCAGCGGCAGCGATTGCGGCTTGAAGCTCGGCGGTGCTGGCTTGCACCTCGGCGATGATCTTGTCGGTCTTGTCGGCCAGGGCTTGCAGGCTTGCGGCGAGTTCGGCTTGAGTGCTCATGATGTAGCTCCTTAGGGATTCGATGGCGGCCAGTAGATCAGCCGGCGTGGGTTGGGGCGGGGTGCACGCACCGTCGCCTACGGTAACCGTGACGATGGTCGACATGGATTGCCTTTGGTTGCGGGCTCGCGAGTTGAACGCGATGTCTCTTGGTTATGAGCCAAGCGGATTACCGTCTTCCTCGCCCGCGACAGAATGCAAAACGCCTGCATTGTGCAAGCGTCTGAGAATGGCTGCGCCTATCCGGCGCGTCGTTGGTCTGCTAGGCAGATACGCGAGTATACCCAATTTCTCGCGCTGTCAATACCTTTCGCAAAATCCCTTGTAGACGCGGCTCGAAGTGCGATACAGCCCACGCGAGAAACATCATGCCAGCGAAAACGCCGATGTACGACGGAATGTCGGTGGCGTATGTGGTGAGCATCTTCCACCCAAGGAATGCATGCAACAAATACAGCGGGTATGATATGGCGCCCATCGCATGGACCACCCGGCTGCGCGGAATGGATAGCCATCCCTGCGATATTGCGAGGATCAGGCAAACAGCCGCCAAAACAGCAAAGGCAAGGCAAAACGGCTCCGCGTCAATTCCGTATAGCCTGGCATGCTTCATTGCTTGTTTTGAAGCCAGATCGGCAGCAAAACAAGCGGAGAGCACCAACATAGCCCACCTCTTTGCGGTTCGATCTTGGCGCAACAAGTAGCAAGCGCATCCTGCCGCGAAGTACGGAGCCCAATCAATAGAAAACGCTACTCGAATTGTCGCGTCGGTAACAAACAACCCTGAGCACATCCAAACGACAATAAGGGCGGCTATCTGGTCCGACCTACCCATTGCCAACATCGCCGCGACTACAAGATAGAACTTTGCCTCTACTGCTAGCGTCCAGTAAACGCCATCGACAGCCAAGTGATTAAAGGCAGACGGAAACATCGTCATGCTTGTGACGTACCCCGCAAAGTCTGCCGAATATTTTGTGTCGATGCAGCACAGATAAGTCAGCGTGCAGCAGACCCAAAACGCAGGGTACAGCCTGATGATGCGAGCAAACACAAAACTGCGCGCCGTGACGCCTTGAGCGCTCGCCAGGATCACAAAGCCGCTGATCGTGAAGAATGCCGCGACCCCGATGTACCCGCCGTGCCAGCTCAACCACTGTGGGAACGCCTCCAGCGCCTTGGCCTGCGCCGGAGTGTGCTTGTGCCAGTGATGCGCCATCACGAGTAGCGCAGCCATCAAGCGAAGCGCGTCTAGCGCGTAGAGGCGGGATTTCATGGCCGGATCATCGGCTGGAGTGCGCGGCTATTGAATCGCCATGATGGGTGCTGTATGGGCGACCATCATCACATCAGCAACCCGCTCGGGTCGCTGGCAATGTCGCTCGGGTGGCGCGGCGTGCCGGTGTAGGGGTTGAACATCACAGTCTTGGTCATGCGAACTCCACGCGCGAGCCGCATGCCGGGCACGGTGCGCTTCTTGGTGTCAGGCGCCGGCCGCGCCATTGGCAAATCTCGCAGCGCACGGGCATCGGCCCGCGCAGTCCTGCGCGCTTCGGAACCGGCCGCCCAACCCCCGGTTCGAGCCGACCTTCGTCGGCTGGCGGCAGTGGCTCACTTGCATAGGTCATCTCGGCCTCCTTGTCGGCTCAACCGGAACGTTAAATCTCCAGCCTCGGCGCCAGCGCCCGCATAGCAGCCGGCCCGGCTATCGCCTGCTCCCGCTCAATCTCAGTGAGAATCCATCGCGCAAGGTCGCGCCAATCATCGCGGAACTGCGTCTCGAATGGCATTCTCCCGCCACCGTGGCACACGACGCAGCGATGATCGCTCAGGCTCGGCGATCCTTCGACCTTGATGTACCCCAGCCCGCCGCACGGCTTGCAAGTTCCGTCTCGATGCCATGCCAGCACAGCGCACGCCATGTCGCGCGTCTCCACCGGGCCGATTTCAACGCCCATGCGGTATGCCTTGCCGGTCAGGCTTGACACGAGGATGTCGACAACTTCCGACGATGCCTTGCCGTCTCCGACAAACACGCGAAGCAGGGCGATGGCAAGCGGGTTCATCCGCGAAGCAAATCCCGCAGCGCCAATGATGTCTGAAGCGCTGCGGCTTGTCCGTTCAACGCTGCGCAGGTTGCTGCTACGGATCGCCGAGCCGTATGATTCTTCGATGGTGGGTCGTTCGTCGCTCATCTCAGCTCCCGCGCAATTTCGATTGCGATTTGCTCGTCGGTCTTGAGTGCGACCCACATGCCATAACTCAGCCGCTCCCAGAACACCACGCGCATTTTCTCATCCAACGTGCAGACGAAATACCCGCTAGCGCCGTTTGTGTTGACCCTCACCGATGGGTCTTTGATGTCCGGCACGTAGCGGGACACGTCGGCGATTAGCTGCGCGATGTTTGGAGGAGTCATTTCTTGCCGAAGATTCCGCCAAAGATGTCGTCGAACGTGCCAGCAAACCCGCAGGCTCTACCGAGGTTCTCTGCATCCTTGGCGGCCCGCGACTGCGCCAGCCGGATAGCAGCGATCAGCGATAGCACGTCGTTAGCCATCGCGTCACGGTTGACGGTCATGCCGTCGAGATGCCGCTTTGCGCGCTCTTCCATGTCGTCTAGCGTGCCAGTGCTGCGCCAGTTGTCGATACTCTTTTCCATGCTAGCTCACCAGTTGAGCCACTACGCTATTCAGCGCGGACAGCTCGGTTAGTCGTTTCACGTCCCAGATTCGCCGCTGCCCGTGCAACCCGTTATGGCTGCCCCTATGGCAATCTGCGCACAAGGGGATGCTCGTAAACCACTGCCCCTGCTCTATTTCGTGCGCCTCGCTTGGAGCAGACTCGCCTCCGCCTTCTCCGCAGACACAGCACGGCATCAGCTTGATTCGGGTGACGTGCTCGCGCTCGGCCTGCGTCATGCGGGGTTTATTCTTGCTCTGCACGGACCCACCGATACTCATAAGCCAACGGCCCTCGCTCGCAGCCGTAAGCGCGGTTAGACCTGCGCCCTGACATCTCGATCAGCCCCTCGGATTGCAGCGCATCGAAGTATCGCGCCACTGCGTCTCGGTTGTCGATGCCTAGCAGCGTCTGCACTTCCTTTTTTGTGCGCGGTGCTTTTTGCAGTAGCTGCACCGTCGCAGCAAATCTGACTACGTATCCGTCTTTCACGGCCACATCATCCATTTTTCGCGGATCGCGTTTGCCGCCCCTGCGACATCGGTTTCCACGTACTGCGTCCCAACCTTGTGCACCCACACCCGCCACGGTTCGCGGTTGCGCCTGTAGGCAAGCATCGGTTGCACTCCATGCCTGTCAGCTTGCTCTATTGCCTGTCGCCACCACGTCGGCCGGCTTAGACGCTCTTGCCGCTTTACCTCGATGGCCCAGCCACGCACGCAAAGGCAGTCCGCGCCACCTTCGCGCGTCTGAGATAGGTTTCGGGATAGGATTTCGCCTAGCTCGTCTCCTAGCGCCTTGAGGAAGTCCCTCTCGCCGCGCTGGCCCTTGGTGCGTTGACTTGCGCCCATGTGTTCAACTTTGTGATGCAGCGGACGTGCCGCCGCTGATCTGGGTGTTAGGCCCTACTGCACTCGACGATGCACGTACACCGTCGCGCCAGTCTCGGGGTCGGTGTAGGCCGCTTCCGGCCCACACCAGCAGTGCTCGCTTGCAATGTGTTCATCGCCGGTCGGGCTCGGCACCTTCAACGCGAGCGCTTGCGCCGTGGCTGGGTTGTCCTCAATGAACTTGATCCGCGCTTCCCGCCACTTCTTGAACATCTCTTCGTCGTAGCTCATAGGCCCCCTACAACTGCGTCTGTCCGCGAATCTCTTTCGCAAGCGACCGCGCTGCGCTGGCCTCTCGCGGGAAGCCGTCAGCGCGCATCGCGTCATAGACCCCCTGCCACAAGATCGTGGCGGGCCGGTCAAATGAGTACATCGGAATTGTTGTCTCCGCATTCGGGTACAGCGGTCCAATGTCTGCGGTAATGTCTTGCAAGCGTTTCATGCTTTCGGTTCTTTCATTTGTTCCGTGCCAAGGCGATGCCTAACTGGCGGTGAACCGGACCCGCTAAAGCGGGCCGGTTACCTTTGCGTTAGC